CCGCACGGGCGACTTGCGGGACAGCATCAAGAAGGCCATCTACGGCAGCTTTGCCGTGGTCGGCTCCGATAGCATGATCGCCGTGTACCAGGAACTCGGCACCCATGGCGTAGGCGTGGACCCAGAGACGGGCTACCACGTCCCCCCCAGGCCATTCCTCGGGCCTGCAGCCTACGAGTCCAAGGAGTGGGTGGGGGAAGTGGTTACGGAGTGGGTGGAGAAGTTACTTTGACCGGTTCACCAGAGATGCCGTGGTCCAGATGTAAGTAGAGCCGGGCCCCGTCACCACCTTGATTATGCCATCCCTGCGTCTTGCCACTCTCGCCTCCATTCCTTGAGGCGTGACGCGGCAGCCCGTTTTGGCATAGTAGGCATGGCGATAAGCTGACGAGTTCATCATTCTCCAGTCGGACGCCATTTTATGGACGATATGCTGGACATCTTGCCGATAAGGGCATGCAAGAGTTCCTTTCGGGACAGAAACAAGGTTTCCAACGGAGATATGCCCAAAAGCTGAACCGGAAATAGCGAGCAGAGCAGTAAGCATCCACGTTTTACGCATGGAATCCTCCAATGATTGAAGAAATGGAAATTGGCATACTGCTCAGTATAGCCGGAGATGCTCCCAAGGCGCTTGCGGCACTGGCAGACCAGATGGCCGACCTGGATGCTTTGGTAAAAACGCTGACCGACTCATTTGCTGGGCTGAACGACGTGCTAGGCACAACAGCCGGCGCGGCAGCGGACGCAATGAGTGCGATGGATGGACTCGTTTTATCCAACAGGCTGATGAATCGCTCGATGGCTCGTTCAGCGGCTAGGGCCGATGTCGTTACCGGCAGCTATTCCGCCATGGCTGACGCCATCAAAGGGGTAGCCGACGCTCAAGCCTCTATGGGGGCGGTTGGTGCTTTCATGGGTAAAGGTGGGGCTGGCGTTGCCGCAGAAGACGCTGGCGCGATGGATATTGCCGCATGGCGCGGTGGCATCATGTCAAAGGGTGGCGGCATTTGGGACGCCGTTGGGCCAGCGCTTGGCTTGGCGATTGGCGGCACGGTCGTGGGCAAGATGCTGAAGCCAGCTATGGCCTATGAGCACGCCCTGGTTCAGTTGCAGATGGCTGGCGATACCCCACAGGATTTTAGGCTTGCCTCCAGAACCGCGTCGACTGTCGCTCAGTCCGTGCCTTTGACGACCTACACCGAAGCCGTTAAGCAGATGAACGAGGCGCGGATGATCTTCGGTAACACGAAAATGGCCGCGCAGATGTTGCCCGCGCTGTCAAAAATGAACGCCTTCATGACGGCTGCTGCTGGTCACAATGTTGATTTTACTTACTCGGCAGCAAAAGCCCTGGAAGAAGATAACGCTTGGCGCAGCAAAAAACAGTTCGACAAGGAGTTGAACTGGATGAGCAAGGTCTATGAGGCGACCGGTGGCCGGATCAACCCCAATGATTTCCTGATGACCTTCAAATACTCGCATGGCTTGGAAATGTCGTGGAGTGACCGATTTAAGTATCTGGAACTTCCCACCATGATGCAGGAGTTCAAGAACAAGGATGGCGGTACTCAAACGGTGGGAACCATGCTTACAAGCCTTTTCTCTGGCCTGTATGCTGGCAGCGTACAACAAAGATTCATGCCGCAGTGGATCAAGTACGGTCTTGAATCTTCAAAGAATATCGTTACCACCAATAGCAAAATGTGGCGCGGGTTCAAGCCTGGCACCGCATTAGGTGCTGCTCTGTTTCAGAAAAACCCGCTGGACTGGATGTACCATGTGCTTGTCCCGGACCTCGAAAAGCACGGCGTGAACATGCATAAAAAGTCATCCATTGAAAGGATGGCCTGGACGCTTTTCGGCATGAATCGCAATGAGGCGGGCATTTTGTACACCATGATCGCCCAACATGACAAAGTGATTCGTGATCGGCGGCTAATCCGCGAAGCGCACGGCAACAAGTACCTTGCGTGGATGATTAAAAACGATCCGACTGCTCAGACAAAAAATGCCGTTATTCAGTTTGAAAACGCGCTTACTCAAGCGGGCACAGCGGCAATCCCCTTGTTGGACAAGGAGCTGCGCCTTTTGACTGGAGTGCTCAAAGACTTCACTTCGTTTATAAAGCACCATCAAGAAGCCGCCAAGTGGCTATTTGTTGCGATGCAGGCGCTTGGCGTCTTGATTGCGGGGAGGCTTACCGCCGCGTTAATAAAGTGGGCAGTGGGGCCTCTCGTTAAGTTTGGTGTGAAGTTATGGGGTTTGGCGCCTAAGATAGTTC